CCGGCAGTAGTAATGACATTAACAAAAGGAGTTAATGCTACAGAAGATGCTACGTTATCCTGAACTGTATTAACATTATCTTGTAAGATATTTAAATTTGCGTTGAGACGAGTATACGTATTAAATACATTAGCAACGGTATCTTTTGCGTCTATCTGTGTCTGAATCGCTCCAGTCACACCATTCACATGATTTAATTCAGCCAGCGTTGTGGTAGCAACAGAAATTTTTCCTGAACCGTCAGATGCTAAGGCACGTGAGGCTGTTAAATCAGTCGCAAAAACAGTTGAAATAGCTCCTGATCTGTTATCAGTAATTGCAGTACTTAAATCAGCACCATTAAAACTTAACTTGCCTACTGCTAAGTTGCTTAATGTAACGGGTGAAATTGACGTATTTGAAGAGGGATCTTGAGTATCTGCTACTTTAAAGGTTTGCTCTGATTCATCATAGAAAAACGCTGCATTACCTTGATTGCCTCGATTAAACAACACACCAACGTCAGCTGAAGGACTTCCTGTCACAGAGTTCGCTAACATCATCAGTCTATCTTCAACAATCATGTTGATAGAATTAGCAGTCGTAGTGTCTCCATTAATAACCAAGTTGCCTGTAATAATAACATCATCAGTGAAAGTAGTTGTTATGTTATTAGCTGCACGTCTGGCTTCAACAGCGTCTAATTGAGTTTGAATAGCAGAAGTAACCCCATTTACAAACTCTAGTTCTGCTGCGGTAGTATTTGCAAAATCAATTTTACCAGCGGCATCTGATAGTAATGCTCTTGAAACAGTCAAATCAGCAGTGGTAACTGAAGAAATAGCACCTTGGATATTAGCGACTCTTCTTGTTTCGACAGCTGCTGAATTATCGCTAACTGTGTCTATATTTGTCGATATAGATGTCACATTATCTTGAACTATGTCAAGATTAGCATTAAGTCTTACTTCAATACTCGCAGCATTAGCTGCAGGAGCTAATTGCGCTAATCCAACGCTTTCATTACCGATATGTCGTGTTACAATTGAACCGTTTGCTAATTTATCCGCAGATACAACATTTGCACCTACAACAGTTGCTGAAATACGGGTAATTGCCATCTAAACTCCTAACTATTTGGAAGAATCTTGTTTTTCTTCTTCTAATTCTGTAAAAAATTCTGCTAAAAAATCTCTCTCTTCAAGAGGTTTTTCTTCAACAGTGTTAAAATGTTCATTTACTACATCTTTTTGTGATTCTTCAGCTTCCTCGAAAAAGTTAGCTAAGAAATCGTCTTGTTTAATCGTTTCAGTGTCTTCATTTTCAAAAAATTCTTTAATAAAGTCCTCTACCTGCTCGTCAATTGAAGGCGGCTTTAATAAATCATCATACGCCATTTCTACACAGCACCTTTTTACTAAATCAACAGCATATTTTATGTCTTCATCGCTAAGAGGTGTTGTTTCCTCAAGAGTATTTACTTCGGAGGCTAAAACTCGTGACCCTGACTGCTCATAGTAAACGCTTACAACCTCTCCCTCTACCATTTCAAGTATTTTTGGTTCTTTGTCCCCAATTAAATTTAATGGAAAGGCTCTTGATACAGTTTGACTCTTAACTCCATCTTTAATTTCTTTATATACACAAAATAAATGTGCTTGATTATGTTCATCAATATTAAATTTAATATATTCTTTCATATTTTCCTCTAAGTTTTAATAATAAATAGTACCCCAACAAATGGAACTGTTACGTTGTGGGTATGCCCTGTTGCAGTCACACTGGTTACCGCAGAGCCTGTTGCTGAATCTTTAGCTGATGTTGCAAAAGTTGATGTCGGGGCTGATATGCCTGCTGTTCCTGAAGAGGTAGTTAATACTCCAGAACCACTAAACGCTCCAGCTGCATCGCCCCTGCTGATATTACCTGAAACGGCTCCAATAAGTGTTCTGTCTTCCATATCAGGTACGTTGAAGGTTGTAGAGCCATTACCATTACCGTATGTAGTACCAAGAACAGCAAATAGAGCAGCATACGTTGTTCTATTCAACGCTGTGCCATCACAAAGCTGCCAACCACTTGGGGCCGCTGCCCCTCCCCACGCCATGATAGTACCGGCGGGGATCAAAGCTACTGGGGTGGTTTGTCCACCGAAAATAGCAGACTGTGTTGCAATGTTAGCAGCAATAGGGGCGTAGTTGCCTGCCTGATCTTTAATGTTGAGACCTGATGTAACACCAACAGAGTGCGCTATATGTTGAATTGCGACATTTGCTACAGTATTTTGAGTAGCAAACCCGATTGACGTATCTTCATCAATTGTTGAAGACAGTTTAAGGGTAGCATTTTTACCTACACCACCATCACCAGTTCCTGTGGTAAAATCAACTTTTTGAAGTAATACGTTACCGTCTTTAATTCTATCTGCCGTGATAGAGGTCAACTGTAACATCACATTCGTAACAGAACCATTTTCAGGAGGTATGCCGACATCAATTACATCAGCCATGGTTCCGTTGTTAGCAGATATTAAGTATAATCGAGCATTACCAGAAATAGCACCAGACGCTGAAGGAGTAGCTACTAATTCACCAATTTCATAGGAGGCAACATTTCCAGCTAAAGAAACAATACCATTTTCAATTCTATTACCAATACCTACACGAGTAAAATTACCCCCAACAGGAGAAGATTTTTTATGAGCGGTATCAGAAATATATAGCGCATTAGTAGTTGCACTTCTATACAACATACCGTCTTGTTCACCTATAGTAGCACCAGAGGCTTTTAAGTTGACTGCGGCAGGTGTAGCTGGAGATTTAAAGTTAGTTAACAAACTTCTAAAAGCGTTGTTAAACTGAATCCTGGCACTATTGAGTGAGGTTCCAGAGGTAGGTTCAATATAGGTATTAGAATCAATTAGTGCCATCTATACTCCTGTTGCCGTGACCGTAACTTCGATGCCTTCTCCAGTGGGTGCTGAAGCGCTGTTTTCAATATCATATAAACTAAATGAGACTGAAGTTGCTGACGCTGCACTTACCAATGCTGTTTGAGCTGTAGCAGTAGCTAACGGTGTGATACTAAATACAGGTCTTCGATTAAAGTTAGCACTTGATATATCAACAGTTTTTGGAGTGCCATCATAGGTAACGGTCTCATTAAAGATTGTTAATTCTCTATCTAATGTATAACGAAATTTATCAATTGTAAAGTCAAATTCGTCAGGCTTTGTATTGTTTACGATAAATTTTAGTTGGAACTGCCTTAATGGACGAGTTCCAGCTTCATAGGGGATAAACCCTTGAGTGGTTGAATCATACGCGTCAAACTGGGTTTGATCTACGTTACCGTCAGCGCCGTACAAAGTAGCATTGGCAACAGAGGTGGTACGAATAAATGTTTGAGTAGTAACGGCCCCTAAGTCTCCTTGGAAGGTCTCGGTACTGGAGAAGTCATTAAACTGTTTTAAATCAACTAAAAAGTAATTAGTTCCTGCAACTGATAAATTAGCATAAGTGTTACCGCCTGTTGAATCTCCGTTTGCAAAAAATGTATTACCGAGTTTTATTGTATCATTGTCGATAGTTCCTGCAATGAAGGCAAAAACATTTGAATTAGCATAATCACCTTCATCAATAACCCCACCAGATGTATATGTAGTAAATCCTGTAGAATCTAAACCAGAGGTTAATCCTTGATCGGTATACAACTCGACAGTAGTCGCTGAAATTCTTTTTGCGTAAACCTGTAGATTGTTTATTTCGTCCATACCTAATACATCATGAACTATAACTTGCTCGGATACAGCTATTCCATGCTCTGATCCAGTGGTGGTAACGACTGCAGGATTAGCCTTGGTAATACCTGTGATTCCTGTTGCATTTCCACTGAAGTTGCCGTGTAAATGTATGGCATATACATTACCAGATGATGTAGTGCTCATCAATGTTTGGTTGTTTGAATCAAAACGTATAGCACTATCACCAGTAAAAGTTGTGTTATTAAACCCTAATAGATGTCCTAACCCTCCAAAACTTGCATCTTTCATTTGACCAGCAGTAGAAGCGTCTGTTGTGCCTTGAACAATGTGCTCATGCTGATCGTTAAACGTTGTTTGAACAGATTGTTCTCCTTGAATATCAACAAGAACCGCTGCAGTGACAGTTGCTCCAAAATCTCTAATTTCAGTGATATACTCACCCGTTCCGTCAACTAAAAGATCAGTAGTTTGTCCTGTAATTGCAGAAAGACCTGATGATGAAGCATTAGCATTACCTGTAAGGGATGATGGATTGCCGGCTCCAGGAGAGGTTGTATCTTCTGCCCAACGAACTAATCCTCCAAAATTTACATCCGCAAAAGCAGGATAATTAGACTGTCCTGCATTAGTATTAGTGATATCTGTGAAGTTTACAGAAGGTGAATCTTCATTATATGCTGCAATAATCTGATTTCGTGTAGGTTTTGATGTGGTGATTACGATTCCTGTTACAGTATCAGAAAAGTTACTACTTGTATCTCTTGTTTTTACTAAATAGGTAAATTCACCAAAAGTATCAATTGGAACAGATTTTCTCGAAACACCCGCAGCAACTTGTGTAAGAGGAATGGCTGCAACAAAAGTATCATCATCAATGGTTTGTGCCCCTTGAATTCTTCTAATTACTACTTCTTTTAAATCTGCCTCAAGTACCCCATTGATAAGTGGGTATTCCCAAAAGAAGGTTATCTGATCTGTTTGCTGACCGCCAGTAAAGTTGAAAACATTCTGTGGAGGACCTAATTTACCTGAAATAGCATGCTCTTTAGTGCCAGTGACTCCTCGTAATGTGCCATTCAAAGGAGTCACTTTAACAGTAATTAGGTTTTCTCCAGGAGTAGGGCCTCTGTTAATACCGTCAATTTTTGCTCTAATATTGCCATCATCGTCAACACCTGCTGCTGAGACTATAAAAGTGTTAAAAGAAGTTAGATCAGTGCCTGGATCATCCTGACCTGTTAATCCTCCTCTATCCACCTGATCTAATTTATATGAAATTTCGTAGTCAGTTACTTCTTGCCCTGTAATGTGTGGGAACATTATATGAATTCTAACTGCAGCTCCACTATTCTGTTCGATGTAGAGTGATTCAGATACATCAATGGGAAAAGGTTTCTGAATTGGTAAAGGTGAGATTACCACTGATTTTTCAACATAAGGGCTACGTCTTCCAAACTGATTAATATTCCTGGCTCTTATAGTTGTAATGCCTTGTGGTAAATTTTTAATAATATTATCTTGTGTTAAGAAAAGAGGCTCATAGTCAGATGTAACGTTTAAATCATAGATAAAATTATTACCAAGTCTGAAGTTACCAGGATAAGCTGCCTCATCGTAATCAAAAGTACAAGTATTTGAAGAAACATTATTAATAGTACCGATCGGGTTTTGGCTTACATTAGTGAAGAAAAGTCCCGCTAAATTAGCATTCGGAGTATCATTGAGTGTGATTCTAAAAATAGAATTAGAAGTCAGCTGAGCATTATATGAAGGACTTAATGGATCATAAGAAGTCTCTGTTACTGCATAGGTGTTATTAACTGCTACACTGACATTATCTCCTACTTCAATAGTAGGCACAGTGTAATGGTCTATTTCAACTCTATATTCAGTATCTCCTGTCGCTACTGTATATTGAATATTAGCTAAACGCCCTATAGACTCATTATCGTTCAGAGTGAACTGTCCACTGCCTTTTCTAATACCATCTACATAGAAACGGGTAAAAATTTTATTTCTTGGACGAACTGGTAGATCAATAAATTCAGTCACAGTTCCGCTTGCGATTGTATTGCTTAGAATAATTTCTTTAGATGTACCGGATAAATAAAAGGAGTTATTTGCCATAAAATTAGTATCAAGTAACTGATTAATGTTAACATAGAAAGGAACAGTAGGTAAAAGTGTAATTAAATTTACATCTCCAGTAATAGTGTTTGTAATCTCTAAGGTGTCTTGAGTCTTATCAAATGCTTGAATCTGACTTGAAACAGCTACAGTGTCAGGTGCAAATGCTGGAAAGTTTCTTAAACTGTTTTCGCTTGTCTTTTCTTTTAAAGGTATTGTAACAAAGTCATCTCCCTTAAGACCTTGAAACGAACCATCATTTACCTCTAAAACATGTTTAAATATATTTTCTTCAAAAGTAACATTTAAACCTTCAAGGGTAAGTCTTACGTTACTTGTACCGTCTCCGTTATCAACTTGTGCCACACTATTACACAAAAGTCTTATTTGTCCTACAGGAGAGCTAA